CCGTGAGAGGTCTCACGACCTTCCACTTAACCTGCCGAGGCTTTAAATTCACCAAGGCAGAGTCAATCACGCTGCTCTTCTTAACGCGGATAGACAATTTCTTCAAAACCATGTCGGTTAGATAGAAATCGTTTTCTGCCTCAATACGCTCAATATTTCTACCGAGCATACCGAGGTTCCGTATCAGGAGAGGCAGGTCGTCTGGCTCAAAGGATTTCGAGTCTTGCTGAAATCCAAGAGCCTTCCAACCTTCCCACCCAGATGGCGCCCGTGAGGGCGCCACCTCGTCAAAGTCGCCCCAAAGGGCGATATCACCGAACTGGATGGGAATGCTGGGCTTGCGAAGACACTTAGGCAACAAGTCAACGCAAGTAAGATAGCTCACTTTAAGCAGCGGGTCTAGACCGAAACTGGTAACTGACCAGGTCCGGATTCGATTTGCCACGGAGATAAGCCTATCTGACGATTCTACATCTTTCTTAATGTAGAACGGTGTCACGTCGGTTCCGAGAAAATAATGTTTACCACAACTTTCACGGAACGGTCCATGGAGAAAAGTCTTCTTGGTATTCGGTGTAAAACCAACATACTTCAGAAGCCAAAGGACCGTATGGCAGATTTCCACGGGGACAATTAAGTCATCCCCGTACACTGCTAGACGACGCGAAGCGGGCCGGAGTAACGAAATCACGGACGAACAGAGAGCCCAGAAAATCAGACTCTCTAACTCAAACGTAAACCCATTACCCATGCTCGATACCTTCTGGTAGGTAATCAATCTACCGTCGGGCATAGTGCCTCGACTGGAACGACACTGCTTTAAAGCGTCGAACCAATCTTGCGGGAGTAGCTGACCTACGAGCTCAAGACACACAGTGTCCGAAGCTGAACTCAGATCAATGGTAGCGAAGTCGCCAGATAAACTGGCTTCTTTTGCCATCCGTTGGTTAAGAGTTTGATCGTCAAGGTCAACAAGAACTCTCTTAAGACGCTGTCGGATCAGACGACCAATCCCTTTCTGAACATACATGTTCAGGTCGGGCTCAATCGCGATGGTCCTATTCGTCTTAGCACTCTTTGGTACAGTAGTAACCTTGTTACCAGGAACGAACTCGAAGAGCTCTTCCGCCTGTTGATCAGCGGGTAGGTTCAAGAACGCACTGGAGTCTCTAGCACCCAACAGGTGGTTAAACCAATTGGGACAACTTTTTACAGCTGCTAGAGCGAGCAAGGAGTTTGCCTTCGTCGTGTGGGGCCTAACAACCCCATATTTGAAGTACGCATCACCTCTTTCACGGCGGACGGAAGTTGAAGCTCCCGGACCGAAAGCGAAATGAGCCGAAGCCTTGTCCCAATCAAATGGGCCAAGCAGTGACGCTATCTTTTCCCGAGCCGTCCAAATGAACGACTCAGGCGAGTAGGGGGTTCTAAGACCCGACTCGTAGCGAGCTGACAAACGTAAGTTTGTACTTTTGCACTGATCCTCTGCCTGAATGAACTTCTGGAAAGCAACCTGATCACGATCAATGCCGAGTTCATAGTTTTCGAACTTCGACATCAACTCAACGGCCAGGTAATCCTTCCGAAACGACTCAGCGTCTTTGTAGCTGGAATGATCCAGCGACTTCGAAACTAAGTCAATGAACTTTCCCTTACGGGAAAGCCCATAACACTCATTTGCTAAAGGAGACCCCAAGGAGCGAAAAATACTCTCTGAGATCACTGTTGCGCAACTTGCGAAACGGCGGTACATACCCGGAATCCCGGGATGAAACTTGACTTTTTTCATTAGGAGACATCCTCAATGAGAAGCTAGGAGACACTGAATTTCGACGGAAATGACTCTTGTATCGTTGATTACTCTTCGACACTTGAGCAACCGTCACCCGTAGGCTGGATCCAAGTTGCCGATTGCATCCGTTACCGGAAGGCAAGCGGCCAAGGAGACCAGGCGGGCTTTCATGTCAGTTCTCTCAGCAGTAGTCGAGTTCGCTGGCATTAGGGCTGTCAGGAAAAACGTGCTTGTTCGAAGCACGTCCCCGATGGCCGCGGTGCCAGTACCAACCGTCTCGACAATAGGCACAGTCAATTTGAACTCAAAACGCACGATGTCCGGGTTGGACTGAGTCATCTTTTCGGTGAGGAACGAGAATGATCCCGCATACCCACCGGAACGATTACCCCAGGTTGCAACTCCGTTCGAAGTGCCATTGGGTGCGTAAACGACGCTGTTAAGCGTAACGTTAGCTTGTTGTGACATAAGTTTCCTTATGGAAAACCGCTGTAGGGGCTAAGAAGCCTTGAAGGCGGTGTCAACGACGGAAAGCCTGCGTGAGCAACGACATAGCGTTGGCAACATGCTGGCTCGACAGTGGGTTTTTGAATCTCGGGCGCCCAGCCCAAGGTGCAGATGCGTACAGCGTTCGAGTCATGCTAAACCCGTCAGCCTTATATGCAGGACCATTCCAATCAACTCTCTGAAAAGAGGGCGTTGGGCCGGACTGCAAGTACACAGAGTCTGCTCCGCCAGATGTAAACACAGTCTTTGTTCCCGAATGGAAATCCCAGCCGAAATCAGCGTCCAAAGCGGACAGCCAATTCCCGACCGGAAGAAACCAATCGATCACGAAACTGTATTTCATCTTTTCCCAGGCCAGCTCGAAAGGGTTAGTTAGACCCAAGCTAGCGAACCTAGCCAACAGAGGATTCCGCAACTTATAATACAACACCACACGACAACGTTGTTTCCAACGCTCCCGTACGAGGAAGTAGTTAATTGTGGTTAAGTTAGAGTACTTGTTCCACGTATTCTCCACGTTCGCCCCAGCAACCCCGGATACCTTTGCAAGGTACGGATTGTTACTGGATTCGAGCGCATCGAACGCTTGGCAAGCACCCTGCACATCCCCGATTAGCGGTTTCCAACCGTATTGGAGTTCAAGCCATCTACCTGGAGTATTCTTCCAGTTGCCTTTCACGACATTGCCCCAATCTTTTGGGTGTTTGCCGCGGAAGTTTCTGACCTGACGAGCGATAGTTCTAGCATTCGATGAAAACATATCCATCGTCTGCTTACGCTCGGCAAAAGCAACAGCCAGGTTAACTGACTGATGCTTAAGCTTCAACAGAGCCCGACTCACTGCACGACCCTCAAGTTCTGAGGGAAATGCAGGCAAGCTAGATCCCGTTAAAGTCCAATCCAGACCGTGTGTATACTCGAACCTCTGAATATTAGTACATCCAGGGGTGCCGGGTAGATGAGCCCACATCACAGTGGTCCCATCTGGTCTAGGGTTGTCTACAAACTTAGTATGACTCCACGCAGAAGGATTGCGCCAATTGGCCCGATTTTTTGGGTTATTGATGCTAGCCGGACGCGTATGCGTTCTCCTCAAATTCACGCAATTAGCAGACGTAACCAGGCCGGCCGCACCCCCATTACAGGGGTATGACCAGCGTTGGCCTGTCTGCTGGATCACGGGAACTTGATTTTCGGAGATAGCAGGTGTAGTCATAAGCATTAAGCTCGTAGAAGGGAGACGGCTAGAGC